TCTGGCATTGTTATTGATTTAGATGGATATCTTAACGTTGATTTATCAGCAAAAGCATATCTCGCTGACAAACTAGTTTTCTCATCTTGTATTTTTAGGTTTGCAGACCCATTGAAATTCAATACAGGTTGTGTAAAAGAATCCAATGCTCTCAAAAATTCTGGTAAATCATATACACCAAATTCAGTTTCAAACTCATCTTCAACATCGGCCTCAGCCATAATGTTTTTCATTGTAGAAACTGTACTTAATTGTTTACCAGGTTTAAATAGTATATTCGCATTTATATCCGAGAAATTTCTCAATATACTAATCGTATTATCACTTATCTTCATTTCATCTCCTTATCATAATTTAACAGTAATATAACATAGTGTACTGCCTTTAATAGGTCAGCACGATTGTGACCATTCTTTTTGCCATACCTACACAAATATTTAATTGCATTTGCATGACAGAAATCTTTTCCGATTTTAAGTGTTTTTAATAAATCTAATACTTGAAAGCCTTTTTGGTCACTTGAATAGTGTTGGCCGTAAGTTGATTTAATATATTCACCAATCTCTTTTAAGATTTTATCTTCATTGTATTTCATAATTTAAGTATATCATTATATTGCGTTTGAGTCAATACTTGATGATTGTAAATATTTCAATACATTCTCTGGTGCAGACTCACCATATGGGTCGTCATTTAAGTTATCATCTTTGCCAGGTTCTACAAACAATTTTTCTATAACAGAATTGTTTACAACCATAGCATATCTCCATGATCTCATACCAAAACATTTATCAAACTTTTCAACAAGCATTTCCATCTTGTCTGTAAATTCACCATTACCATCAGGTATAACTTTAACGTTTTCTAGTTTTTGATTTTGTGCCCAAGCATTCATAACAAAAGAATCGTTTACTGATAAACAATAAACTTCATCTATATTGTGTTCTTTGAATACGTTATGTAATTTCTCAAATCCAGGCAGTTGTTGATTTGAACATGTAGGAGTAAATGCACCAGGTAGTGAAAATAATATAACTCTTTTATTCCTAAAATAAGAATCAGAATTAGTATCTGTCCAATCTCCTAGTTCTCTTACCCTAAATTTACAATTAGGTACCTTATCACCTTGTTTCATAATTATTTCTCCTTATTAATATATACATTATATACTATTCACTTCAATATGTCAATAGGCTATATACCTTGTAAACGTGAGTCTTTTGATGTAATATTCTTCGTTGCTTTAGGTCTTGCAATCGAGTCTTTTGATCGTTTTCTTAATACGGCAACAGCAGATTTTTTTGCTCTTGCTTCTTTGTAAAACTTTGTTAGGTCCCATTTGAAATTCATAATATAATTATTTATACGTGCTATGCGTTTGAAACATAGCACGTATTGGTTTTTATTTAATTGAGATAGTTCTAGGTTTTTTATGTTCTGGAACAATTCTCTCTAAAGATACTCTTAATAGACCATCTTTTAGTTCAGCGCCTTTGACTTCAACATCTTCAGCGATTGTAAAAGACTTTTTAAAGTATCTTTTAGCGATACCTTTATGTAAGATTTCACCTTCAGAGTCTAGTTTAGTTTCTTTCTTCTCATCTTTTTTAGATTCGATAGATAGAACACCGTCATCAAGGTTAATGTCTATGTCTTTTTTGTTATAACCAGCAAGAGCGATTAGAATATCGTACTTGTTCTTTCCTTGTTTTACTATATTGTAATGAGGGAAAGCTGTAGTTTGAATATGATCTAATTGATGGTCAAACATTGATTCAAAATGTCTGAACGTATCATCAAATCCTACGGTTAGTGGTCTTAATTGATTGAAAATAGATAGTGCTTTATTGGTCATGTAACCTCCTATTGTTAAGCAAAGTTAATTTTCTGACAACCCTATAAGGCGTTGTCTAGTATTATATAATAATTATTTATATAATTTCAAGCGCCAGTTTCCTTTTGTCACGGAGTTAAACTGGCAAAGATCACCGATATGTGGGCAGTTTTAACTAGTCTTATTGACCATTAGAGTACTGCCCTAACTCATCTATACCCCTACTAGGACTTATGAATCGCCGAGTAGTAATAATATATATACAACACAGACGGCATAGAATTTCTTAAATCTTCTTAACTTTAACGCCTTTAACATATTTGTAGCCTAACATTTCATCATTTACTTTTTGAGCTTTTCTGATTATTTTAGACCTTTCTTTTGCTTTTTCACGTTTAATTTCTGATGGTTTCTGATAATACTTTCTATCTCTTACCTCTTTAATAAGACCTGACTTTTGTACTTTCTTTTTAAGCACACGCATAGCCTTCTCTAAATTACCACCTCTTACTTCTACAGTTATTGACACTAGTCTTTCCTTTCTTTTATTGGTACATACACAGGAATTCTATCTGGTCCCAAATCTAAATCATGGTATGTATTTGGTTTATAACTTTTATAATCAGGCCAAGGTGTTTTACCTTTGATACCTTTTTCAATATCTTCTTTTGTATAGGCAGGTTTACCACTTTTATCCATACTACCTAATACAGCAGCAGAACCAGGTTTTAATTTTTGTACTTTGCCACCTTTTTCTAAAAACTTTTTCATCATATCGTCACGTTCTTTTTGTGACATTTTTAATTTATCTTTTTTTGAATCGTAGATTCCCATTATATACTCCCTTTGTAAATTAACTTGTGGCCCTTTCGGACCACAAGCGGACTTACACTATGGATAGATTTAAACAGTAAAGTTATCTTCACTATCATCCTCACTATCATCGGTACTCTTTTCTGATAATATTTCAGCTTCTTCAGCTGCCTTCTTATCAGAAAGAATCTGTTCTACTGAAGCACCACTATCTACTTTACTATACAAATCAACAAATGATGTTTTAGTATCATCATCAAATCTGTTAGTACAGACAGCGATTGCCTTCATTTTATTTCTAAAGATACCATATGCCTCAGCAATGTGTACTAGTCTTCTTGTTGATATAATCTCATCAACACCACCGTCATTATAAGTTTTTCTTATAACGTCAGCCCAAGTAACTAAATTGTGAGCAAACTTCTCATCTTTTTTACCAGCACTTACAAGTTTCTGAGCAACAATTTTTTCTTCTACTTTAGCAGATGGATATTGTTGTTCAAACGTAACTGGAAATCTTTCAAGGAATGCCTCGTTAAGTACATTAGTACCGATAAACTTACCGTCATCACTACCTTGACCTTTAGTGTTAGCAGTTGCAATCACATTAAAGCCAAGTTTAGGTTTAACAAACTTGTTTATCTTTTTAACATAGACACCAGACCCTTCAAGGATAGGTTGTAAACACATAATCTTATTACTTGCAAGGTCAATCTCATCAAGTAAAAGAACAGCGCCTCTTTCCATCGCCTCAATTACAGGACCATTTTGCCATACGGTCTGACCATCTTTAAGTCTGTAACCACCAAGTAAATCGTCCTCGTCTGTTTCAATCGTAATATTACATCTAATCATTTCACGTTTTGTTTCAGCACATGCCTGTGTAACAGCAAGTGTTTTACCATTACCAGATAAACCAGTAATGAAAACAGGATAAAACTTTTTAGATTTTACGATATTTTTAATATCAGCATAATTACCAAAGTTAACAAAGTCTGTATCCTTAGCAGGAACTACATTGTCGGTCAATGAAGACACGATATAAGCAGCCTTTGTATCATTGGAAATTTTAGTATCAGTTGTATCAACTGTGGTTGTATCAGATTCAACAGAGTCAACGTTAAGAGTATAAACTCCTCTATCAACTTTGTACTTGTCTGATTTTAACCAAGAAGGGTTTTTGATAACCTTCTTCTTAACAAGAGCATTTATCTCAGCCCTAGTCACGGTATCTTTTTTGTAAGTATCTTTTAATACTTTCAGTACCGATTTTTGTGTTTTGTTTAACTCAATCATTATATAAGTCCTTTCATAGTTAAGTTATACATATAAGCTATCATCATTTGTACTAAAAGTCAAGCATAAAAAAGCGTTGTTTCCTCTCATTTTTATGCAATCCTCTTAATAAAATTCTGTAATAATACTCTGGAATTGATTCTTTTCTTCATTCCCGACATAAACATCTTTTTAAGACTTCTCTTATCGGTTGAATTAGACGAATCGTCCATAACTGTATTTGAAACTCTAGTGCCTGAATTGACATAAAAGTAAACATCATAGGCAGTATTGTAGTCAGCAATGAATTTATCTTTACTAAACATCTTACGAGCCAATATTTCTTTATTGTAAGGCACTCTTAATTGATATTGTAGTTCTCTATATTTTGAAACTAAATAAAAACCAATAGTTTGTAAATCGTATTTCTTTTTAAGGTATCTTAATAACTGACTTGTCATATCTCTTTTATCACCCCAATAACTATCAGCAACTACATACTTGTTGTTAAGTTTAATGTGTAACTGACCAGACTTAGGATGATTCATAGAGTTTGAAGCACCGTCTGTTAAAGTAATTAAAGAAAGTTTATCAGTTTTGTAATCGTTTTTAAACTTTTTAATTATAGAATCCATAGCGATCAACGACTCATTAAGAGGAGTAGAAGATAGATAGTAGTCACTAGAAATTGAAGGTACATAATCTTCGTTATTTCTTCTATTCCAATAATAGTAACCACCGAAGTACATTGCAGCCCTATGTAATATTTGAGCAGTTCTTGTGTAGTCAACTTTAGATTGTTTATGTGTAAACAGTTGTACTAATTTCGTAGCAGCGTCTGGTAACAATGAATTGTTAGATATTTTAAAACCCGACTCAGCATAATTACTTTTGTTTTCTCTATGGTTATTCATAAACGCATAAACTGAAAACGGAATATTAATCTTTTTACAGAATAAAGTTAAGTTCAATAATTGTTCTACTGTAGGTAGAATATGTTTTTGCATAGAACCAGACCAATCAAGTAATAAAATCATACCGTGATTTTTTTGATTAGGTACTGTAGTAATCTTTTTGAATATATCTTCAGCAAATTTATATGTATGTAATTTATTAGGATTAATAACACCTGTCTTATCTTGTGAAGCACGAGCATACATCTTAGCATTTTTTTTCATCTCAAATTCTTTAACAAGAAAGTTTACAACGTTACTAGAGTCTTTCATAAACTTATTAGTCTTATCTTTTGCCTTATTGATTGCCTGTATATCATTTTCTGTATTTTGATTGTTTTTATCATACACCATACAATCTCTTATAAACTTTTGATAAGGTACAATTAATTTTTTAAGATCAACTTTTGGCATAACGCAATAGTCACGTTCTCTAGCTTCTTCGTTAGTAATACCTTTGATGGCAGAATCCATATTATCATTAGTCATTGATACTAACTCTGGAGATGGTTCGCCTCCTGCACCGTTAGCGCCTATTTTATTTGATTTTATCTTGTCATCTGATTTGTCATCTGATTTACTAGAATTACCCGAGTCATCTGAATCAGACTTTTCATCTAACCATTTTTCAATATCTTCATCTACGTTACCTGATTTATTATCACCTGAATCTGATTCTGATTTGCCATCTTTTTTACTATCATCTTTTTTAGGTGTATAAGTCTTAACAAGTTTTGGTTGTTTTTTTAATTCATCTTTACAGTAACCTAGTATTTCTTCAGCAAGTTCTAAAACTTCATTAAAAGATTTACAATTGTTAACAGCGTCAACTAGTATTTTTTCTCTACTAGAAAAATCAAAGTCTATTCTTTTTGAAGATTTGTAGTACATATTAATCTTGTCAATAAGAGCATAATCTTTTTGTAAATTTTTATCTTTAGTGCCAAAGAAGTTATCTTTAAACATCTTATCAAAACCTTTTAGATAGTCATCAACTAAACCAGGATATTTTTTCTGTATTAGTTTATCAATTCTAACGTCTTCAATAACATTAACAAATGATCTAAATTCTTTTGATCTGTCACCCATGTTTTTCCATGAATCAGATGGTGTGTGTAAAGCGTGGGATACTTCGTGTCCCACTAACATGTCATATACATGTTTGGATTTGTGTTCTTCTTTAAATATAGGGATTGTTAATATTCTGTTAACTACATCAAACGAGGCAGTCTGTACAGCGTTCTCTTGTACTTCAATATTTTCTGTTGCAAGAAGTTTAGCAAGTTGTGATTTATTTTTCATAGTGTTTTTTATCATAATATACACTTATGCTATACTAAAACGCTTTAAAAGTCAAGCATAGTTTTTGTTGAAAAATAAGGGTTTTTAGGAATAATTTTTAGAACAAAACAAGAACATGTGTTTTTTTACTTGATTCCTATGAAGATAGGCTCATATTTTCTGCCTGGAATGTCAGGTCTTGCGAATCGTCCTATATAATTTTGTGATTGTTTCTTTTCTGATTCTGTACCTTCTAGTGTAGATTGTACCTTTGCACCTTGTTGAGTTGATAAAGATAACCACCAAACTTGTATATTTTTAAACCCTGCCTCAACCATACAATCGTAGGTGTCTTCTTCAAAGGTCTTATATGATTTTACATTTGCAACATTGAAACCTGCATATTTACCTGGTTTTAATCCTGTGTATGCGTTCTTAATAGTCTGTAATAAGAAACCATTACGCCATGCGTCTTGTTGTGGGAATTTATTAAATGATTGTTCTTCTTCATCTCCATATTGTTCGTGTCCTAAATAAGGTGGACTTGTAAATACAAAATCTAAAGTATTTTGAGCAGGTATATAAGTTTCACTACCTTGTTTTAATAGTACATATTTTTTGTGAGTATGACCATATTGATCTCTAATTTTTTCTAAACCTTCATATGTAGGAACACAAGGGTCTGTGCCTATGTAATTTACCCCAGCTGCAATTGCACCCATTAAACGACCACCATAACCCATACTAGGATCCCAAACTGTACCTGCTTCAGTACCTTCTAGTGGACTATCTTTTTCTACAAATATATCATATAGAGTTGCGGCTGCTGTAGGTCTGAAATTAGAAACCATTTGAGTACCACTATATCTTCTTAACATAGCTCTCATATCTGAATCTGTAATTTTGTGTGCTTCTCGTTTTGTGAAGAAAGTTCCTGTAAGTATCTTGTTGATACCTTTTTCTAAATGTTCTTCATCTTCCCATATCTCCATGGGTGTCTTCATTTTACCACATTTGATTGACCATGCGTGGTGCATATACGACCATGCAAGTGTTAATCCATGTGTAGATTGACCTATGATTTTATTTTGATTATCTAATAAAGTATCTCTATTAAATGATAGTAGTTTTTTAAACTCATCATCTCTCCATCTTCTATCTTCAGGATAGTATGGAAATCCTTTATTCTTTTTCCAGTCTTGTATTACTTCTTTTGCGTTTGACATATACGTTTCCAGGGATAGTACCTTT